TATATATAGGGGAACCCCCTACGCTTACACATGGAAGCAACCACTCTCCAAGCCGCCCTCCGCACGACCGCCATGGCCGCCGTGCCCAACGCCAAAAACTCGGTTCTCGGCAAGACCGACACCCACCACTCCTACACCGCTTGGCTCCCCGAGCAATTGGTTCGCATGGACCCAGCCAAGCCTACAAAGAAGCGAGTGCCCGAGCACCCCAAGGGTTGCGTTTTCCGCCCGTCGGGCTTCGCTGGACTTGAGGGATTCCCATACGCCGCAACCCGAGGCCACAGCGCAACGGTCGTCGTCCGCTCGGTCGTTGGCGTTCACGGCGATGCTGGCCGTGCCGCCGCCTTTGACGCTGGGAACGAACTTCGCAACGCCCTTCCATCCATCAAGGACGCAATCGTCGCCGAGATGGAGACCTACGCCGCCGAGAACGACCTCACCGTGATTCGCACGGACATTCACTTCGCCACCAAGCAAGCGTCGTCCAACCCATTCGGATTCAGCGCCAGCGGCGCCGACCTCGTGTCCCGCCTCACCATCCATGTCGTCGTTGTTGAGAACCAAACCGTGGTCGTCTCCCCCGAGGACCTTGAGGCCCTCTTCCGCCGCTACGGCAAGGCTGGGAAGGGCGTGCGAGACTACGGAGTCTCCAATGGCGACGAACTCATCGCATACGCTCAGCAAATGGTCGCCGACGCTCAATGAGCGAAACGGTCATAACCGTGGGGTTGCCGTTCAAGACCCATGAGGGTTCTGTGGTGCTCCGAGCAACCTACCCGACCGACGGGCTACGGCGTGGTCTCACGAGAGTTCGTGAAGCGCCTCGTTGAGCGTGGCCACGAGGTCTATGTCATGGGCTGGGACTATCACGGCGAGGACTTCAAGCATGAGGAAGGCTGGACGCTGGTACACGCTGGGAGTCGCTTCGGTGGAGACCCGCTGGTCGGGAACGCCACCACGATGGACTACAACCTCAACCGCCTCAAGCCCGATGTGGTGTTCAGCCTCGCTGATGTGTGGCATACCGATTCCATCGTGCGCTCATGCAACCGATTCAAGGTGCCACATGTCTCCTATCTGCCGATTGACGGCAAGGACATTCCCCGAGCATGGAAGGACACCATCAAAATGACTCATACACCCCTGTGGATGAGCCTACATGGCCGTAGTGAGTTCAATGCCTACATTGACCGCTTCAACAGCAAAGGGACGGCCGTAGAGGGCCTTAGAGACCCCTTCCTTGACCGCTTCGCTCAACCCTTCTTCACGGAGGTGCTCTACCATGGCGTGGACTTGGATATGTTCAAGCCTGTTTCGCAGGCTCAAAAAGAGGAGTGGCGTGAGGCACTTGGCCTCGGTCGTTGGAAGACGGTGTTTCTTTCAGTCGGACGCAACGGCAACAGGAAGCAACAGCCACGCCTGCTTGAAGCCTTCAAAAGAATGCTCAGCACATTGGAGAACCCCGACGAAGTGGGCCTCATCATGCACACGGGCGACCCCACCAACATGATGGGCCTTGGAGGCTGGAACCTCCCCGATATGGTCCGTGAGATGGGCCTTGAGAACAACATCATATTCTCTGACCCAAGCGCTCACCCGTTGCTTGGAATGAAGCGAGAAGACATGGCCAAATTGTTCGCTATGTCCGACTGCCATGTGATGGCTACGGGAGGCGAGGGGTTCGGGATTCCAAGTGCCGAAGCGATGGCTTGTGGTGTCCCTGTTATTCTCCCCAATAACACGACCGGACCCGAGTTCATTGGGAAGGGCGCCAAGACAATGCGTGGCAAATTGGTGAAGAATGACGCTGAAATCGTGGGACCGAACGGTATGCAAATGTCGCTGGTGTCATTATCTGCGCTGGCTGGTGCCATGAAGTGGATGGTAGAACATCCAGCCAAGCGTCAAGCCATGGGAAACCGTGGTCGCAAGTTCGCAGAGAAGCACTTCTCATGGGATGACCTCACCGACCAATTAGAGCGTATTTTTGTGAAGGCAGTCAAGACTCCTCACCCCCATGGAAACAACAGCGTGGTGAACACATGAGCAAGTGGAAGAAAGGCAAGAAAGAGATTCAAGGACGAATGGGTGGCGGCAAGCCCGAGGTAGACCGATTAGCAGGCCGTCGTTGCACGAAGAAGTGCAAGATTCACGGTGAACAATGCGTCGTCATCATGCGCTACAAGGACCCCAACATCCAAGCAACTCTTGACCGCCTCTCAGCGCTTGCGGGCATACCCAAGCACGAGGACTCACCGTTCCACTACTGCGAACTGTGTTCACGCGCCCTGCGTGAGAATCGTCCACTCAACGCCTACGCTCGCCACGACAACGGCGTGGTGTATCTCAAGCACGCTGGCAAGAACCGATTTGAGGACCCCGAGCAAGACGGGACCCTCGTGATGGTAGATGACGAGGACTACGAGGAAGAGAAAGAAGAAGAGTAGGCGCAACTTTAATATAGGTGGGGGACTGATGCTTGGTTATGAGCAAAAAACGAGTCTCAACGCTACACAAGAAATGCACCGACTGCGACCGATACCCACGATATGGGTCATCGGTTGGTTGTTGGAACACCGACTTTGTGTGCAATTGCACCGACGGCAACATGCTTCTCAGAGGGCGCAGAGTCCACCGACGCCACATGGGTCGGTATGGGAACCCTGCACGCAAGGACACCGACGACCCCGAGGTCGCAGACCCCCTGCCTCCAAAGGACGAGAGCCGACTCCAACGCCTTCTCTGATGAGCACCGTTATGAACCACAGGGGTTAGAACAACCCCCATGACGGTCCCCGCTACGCGTGCCGACCTCATCCCTCCTGTAGGGGCTGGGGCTGGTCTCCCGCTCACGCTCCTGTGGGCGGACGACCTAACGGACGCTGGTGGCGCTGGGGCATCGGGCTACGCTCTCTTTGACACCTCCCTGTGGAAGACCTCTTCCGAGACGACTCCGAGCGTCCCGCAGGTGCACGCTGGTTCCCTCTCTTCCTACACGCACACTACAACGCTGAACCTCGCCAACCTCTCGTACCAAGGCATGACGATTGAGACTGAGGCGCCACGATTGAACTTTGGCAACGGCCGACTTGAGCACGGTCAAGCCATGCAAGACGCTGGCATTGGTCGCCACAACGCCTCTAACATCCGTGGGTTTGCTCCTGCGGTATGTGCAACCATCACCGAAGTTGGACGCCATGTAGAGCACCCTATGAGGACTCATACCTCAGCGCGCCCTGCTAACCACACTTGGTCCATGCCAAGACACAACAGTCCGATAGCGGCGGCCATGGGTTCCTACGACCTACAAATCGGCTCAGTCATTGACGGTGATTTAGGAAGCATTGGAACGGTAGAAGCGTTCACTCACCGAGCGGCAACTGACCTACCTTCAAACGGAGTCGGTGCAACCTACGGAGACAATCACAATTCAGCATACCTCTCTTCTCTATGGTCCTGCACCATGAGCGACATGTCGGCCGCAAGTGGACTGGACTCTGCCGCTCTCAAGAGCACCGATGCCAAAGCATTCTCCTCGCATTGGGGCATGAACCTCCAAGTTCAGCAAGAGGTCATGGTGAGCGGCACCCCATTGAGCGCTCCCGATGCTCAGAACACAGCCACTCCTCACGGCCTTATTGACTACGATAGGTTGAACCTCCCAGCAGAGACGATGCAGACAATCATGGTCAAGGACATATTCACGAAAACGAGCATGACTGGTCAAGACGAACTGACATTTCCGTTGGGTGCCGCATACCTCGGGAACCATGTCGTCGCCGACACATGTGGCCTCGTTGGCTACGAAGGAGTGTTCTCAGCAACAGCATTCGTCGGCGTATCACGCAACGCCAACGCTCCTTTCGTCGTAGCGCCTCCTGCGAGTCCTCTCATACCCGACACGGCTTGGAACGAGGACGGTGCTGGTCTCTATGCAGGCTTGAACATTCAAGTGCACAGCGGCCTCCCATTTCGTCGCAACGGCATGTCGTATAGCACAGCAATTGAACCTCTCTTCCTCTACGGTAGCGACGGCACGGCCGTGCAACCCATGACTGAGGGTATGAGTACGACGGGAGCACGAACTGGATTCAAAGGGGCAACCTACACCGAGAACGCCAATCAAACCCGCTTCCACACGGGGCGCGTCAATCACCATACGGCGGCTGGGAATATCAACGACCTCTCCAACTCAGCGTTTGATTCGGTGATTGTTGGTGGTGCTTCGGCCCCGTCATCAACAGCAACATCAAAGCCAGCCACTCGGTATATTCTCGGCGATACGCACACCTCGGGGGCGTGGACTGCGACGGTGAACATGTCTCAAGAGTTCCTCAAAGACCGCATCCCAACCAAGGTCAAAGTCGTTCCGACCTTGCTCGGGTATGACGAGGTTAGCGTGGCCGCTGGGTCAAGCCACCCTTCATCTTCGGCTCTCACATTCAAGCGGCCTATTGTGGATTATCATGTGCTGGTGAGCCTTGCTCCCAAGGACCGCATCAACGCCACGGTGAACCTCACTCACTCACGCATCGGCACCCCGACTGCACGGAACTTCCCGCAGGCGAGCCGTCTAACGGCCAACATGGACCTTGAGGACGAAGGGTGTGAAATCTACCATGCGGTGTTTCGCGTGGCTCCTACGACGCTTGAGAGGGTTTATTTTGACGCCACTAATCCTGCGGCCGCCGCTTGGGGTGTAGATACCGCTGATGTGCAGATGGCCAATACGGTGATGCCTCGGCACGATGCTGAGAACGGTGGTTGGGGCCTACATCAACTGACTCCGTTCCGACCGATAGCGTGCACCACATGGGCGCAGGTGCCTCTCCTATGTGCCGCCATAGAGGCTGGTGGTTCGTATCAGCGTGGTGGCGTATCTCACCTGTGGGATGCTGACACCTACGGCAAGGAACTCTTCGTCTCTGCTGACGCCATAGATGCCAGCCACTTTGAGACCTCCGTGTTCGGCAACGGGCAAGTGTGGGCTGACGGCACGGGAGCGCTCGCCAACCCTCGGGGAAGCGAACTCATGGTGTTCAAATACAACCCAAGCGTTGATGCTTTCCATGTGAACAAGCACACCACTCCAACAACTACGCCACTCTACGAACTGGCCACTACTCACACCACGAGTGTGCAGGCAAGTTCCGTTCCTGTATCGCAGAAGTTCAAGCAATACGAAGGGTGGTCAATCCACGACTGGGTGTTCCCGCAGACTGAACTGATGAGATACCTTGGCAGAGAAGACAAGTCTGCCGCCGCTCATCCTCGCCACAGCGCCAACACGGGCGGAGACCCCATATTCCACCCAACGCTACATTGTTCGTCCCTACGCTTCATGGACGATGGTAGGATGGCCATGGCGGCCATTCAACGAGACCACATCGGAAGTTCGGAGGAATACCCATCAAGCGACATCAACTACCCGTTCAACCCCGAGAGTGGGTCGGGTTCGGGATGCCCCGCTGGCTATTATCGGAGCGGCAATACATGCGTACCGATTTCATCGGGAGACAACCCAAACACGGAGACGACTCACCTTGACCCCATCACAGGTGAGGTGATTGACGGCGCTCCTCCAACGCCAAACAATGGAAGTGGAGAAGGCCATGTCGGGAGCGGTGATAACTTCAATCTCACACCATCTTGGAGTCGTATCGTTAGCAACACATCGGGTCGTTCGCTGGTGCTCTTGTGGAGCGACGCTAAGGCTGTTGATGGCAAAGCAAAGGGTGGTCGTGCCCTGTTTGAGGCCGAGGCGAAAACGATTGACGGAGGCACCTTCTACACACAAAATTGGACCTACAATGATACTTGGTGGAGTGGCTCTCGCATCTCGTATTGGTATCAAGAGAGTGGCCAACGAGGCATACCAATCACCTACGGGTCATACCCCGAAGTTCGTTGTTCCTATGCGAACCTTCCTCGTTGCTTGCCTCACTTGTTCACAGATGGTGTCGTACACGGCTACCCACTCCTGCAACCTATTGACCGCATTAGCACTCCTGCCCCTATTCGGGATGTGGCGGGGACCGATGGTTGGGCGCAGGAACGATACGACTTCCTGCGACGAACACGATTCGTCCCGACGACGATTGGGTTCGCTGACTTCGGTGCTGGTGCAAATCCACATCAAGAGATGGGCTGGTCTGGCTGGTCGTTCCCACAGGGCCTATATGACCCGATAGGGTTTGGGGACAATACGGTGTTCTTCTCTGACGCTCCCGAATCACTTGCAGTCGCAGATGGCACAGCAATCACACCAACCTTGCAGGGTCAATGGAGTGGTTGGGCGTCGGACCCATCGTTGAACATGATGAAGGGTCCAATGAGTGCATTCAGCCACCATGGGCCGCTACACTACGGAGTTATGAGTTCCGACCATCCATTCAAGCCGGACCGAATATGGAAGTCCGTGCACGGTGGCGTAGGCTACGACATCCCACTTCACTTGCTTGCCCCAGCAAGCGTACATGTTCGCGCCCGTTCGGGTGGCAGAAACTCACTTGACCTTGAGATGGAGACTCCGTTCCACCGAACAGACACCCTACACCTTGACGGAGCCGCCTTGTTCAACACAGGATTTGACGAGGGAGGAAAGGCTACACCCGCTTCATCACGGACTCAGTTAGGGCAATATCTCATGCGAACTAACCTGTGGACTGACGACTCACGAACACAGGGAGCAAATGCAAAAATCGGTGGCCTGCTAAGCACCGACAGGGTTAGAGGACCCATCGTCTCGGGCAACGGACTGGAAGCATTTTGGAACGACCATCCGACCGAACATTTTCACGCTGGTGCGATTCCAATTATGCCAAGCACCGACTACGACTTGAACACGATTGAGACTGAGCGATATGCCCCTGCCGTATTGGGACGCATAGATGAAATCAGCGAACTGGACTATGTGGCTGTGGCTGAGCAATTGATGTCATCTGTTGATGTGCATGTCTCCCAAGGCGTTCGTCCAATGTGGGACTCGGGAGCCATCGTGAGTGGTCGGGGTACAGGAGAGCGAGACACTACCGCATCAGCGGTGTCTCAAAAGCGCTCCGAGATGACTGGCAACGATGTGCCCACGGCATCGGAGTCTACGACTCAACACGACACAGGATTCGGCAAAGGACAACGCATTTTGCGAACACCCGAAGGAACCTTGCACATCTTCCCAATTGAGCGTTCGGGACAGTCCCTTTCAAACAACCTACCACGCTTTGTTCATTATTCCAAACCGTTGCACGGAGACCTGTTTTGGAACAGGAAAGCACTCAAGGCTAATCCATCTCAATCGGCCTACGACGGCAAAGACGAGGTGGGTTATTTCCTCGGAGCAGGCGACATTCTCCGCTCAGCAACATTTGCCAGCGACAGCGACGGCACCATCCACGCAGTCATTGAGGTTGAACAATCCATCACCTCACCCCGCCATACCTTGTTCTACCACTATGCAAAGCGAAAACTGTGCTCCTACAACCCATACCCAGTTTATGAGTGGGACTGGACAGAACACACTCCCGTGGACCTCGGAGCGTCCAACTACGACATTCGCCAACCGACGCTTGTGTGTGATTCAAACGACCGACTCCACCTTGCGTTCCGTAGCATATCTACATCGTATTCTCACATCATCTACGGCACCAAACTCCCGAGTGAGTCATCATTCCCAAGCCTACCAACCTTCACTCAAGACCCTGCTAATTTCACATCATCACAATGGAGCAAGGTGAACAAGACCGTTTCAAATCCGGTAGTGGCATCAGACAACGAGGATGCAGGCACCTCGCATGGGGTGATTAACTGCGATAACCCGAAGTTGTGTTTGTTGGGAGATAGCACTCCGGTCGTGTTTTATCGTGGAGCGTCGGCTGGTGCAACTGTGCTTGGGAACCGAGTGAACGATGCAGTCTATGTCAATACAGGGAAGAACGACACAGGAGCGTATGACCCTGCTGGACGATATGCGTTTGACCACACCAAGGCCATTCATGTCATCGGTGTTCACGGAACTGCTCAATACCCTACGACCAAGGTGATTTTCTACGACGCCATCATTGACGAGCGAAACCGAGCGTTCATCACGGTGATTAAGGACGACAACGGACGGAGTGTGATAATGAACTCATTTGACGCTGGTGAACCATTGGTAGACCAATACACGACAGCAAATGGACTTGGAATCACCAAGGCGTTGTTCATCCCCAAGAACACGAATGTGCGTCCGAACTATCAACACATCACAACCACGACCAACGGAAAAGGTGAGGTGCACATGATTCTCGGATTCACCCTTAGCGGCGATGTGCAACAAGCAACTGCCATCTACCGAGACGGTATCACCGAAGCCACGATAGCACCCCTACAATGGGCTACAACGCCTGCAAGCGATTCAACCTCGGCTAACCCTGCGGCGATGTCAAGTGGTGGCGGATATGCCGCTCCTGCGACCGCCAGCGACTACGAGTGGCCTCAAGGTGGCACTCACACCATGCCAACCACGGGTAGCATCACTCACTTCATGGAAGTGTGGATGCCGACCTTTGAGTTCAGTCAAAACGCAAGTGAACCCGATGAAGTGCTCCGCTCAGTCAATATCCGATGGCTCTCAGTCCCCTCTTTGAACTACGACGCAACCAACGGATGGTACGCAGTAGGTGCGGCTCAATCACTCAGCGGCAACGAAGACTTCACTCACACCAACCCCCAATTGAGGTATCAGCGATTTTGGGGCTTTGACGCTGGCGAACTTGACCTCCGATGGGAGACCAATGAGATGTCGTGGATGAACACTCCTCATGGTGGCTCTCGCATCTACTTCCCGTATGCTGGTGGCTCGTTCACCACCGTTGGAGAAGGCGAGGTTGAGGGTGATGGCATCGCCGGTTGGCCTATTTGAAGCAATAGTAGCAGTCTCAATCCTTGGTCCGTTTGGCCCAATTTTTTCCGTTCTTTATATACTGTGGCGTGTTTCCTTTGTCCGATACTTTAATATAGGGGGACCTCCTACGATTAACCAGAGGAGAGAAGAAACATGACCTATGTGCACGGACTCGGAGACGCCCAAGAACGAATGACCTACGAGGATAACACCCCTCGTGCCCCAATGTGCAAGTGTTGCGGGACAAAAACCGAATACGAGGAGAAGCGCCAAACAGGCTGTGTTGATGTCTATGTGTTCTTTTGCCCTCGTGGTGCCTGTGAGTCGTATGGTCAAGAACAAATCATCGCCATTGACCTTGACGAACTCTATGGCTACTGAGCCTAAATAGGTGGGGACACCTACAAGGGCCATGAGTGTGGTCCGCATCAACATCCCCAGCAAGGGCAACCTGCCCGACCTGCGGGAGAAGGTGCGGCCCGACTTCCCCATGCCGTCCTTTCGCAAGTTCCAAGCGGAGGCGCTCAGCGTCGCCTATTGGGCGCTTGAGAACGACGACTTTCACAACATCGTGATTCAAGCCCCCACGGGGATTGGGAAGTCCGCTATCGCCATGACGATTCAGTCGCAGTTCAAGTCGGCCTACCTGCTCACACCGTCTTTGGGCCTTGCAGAGCAATACAAGACCGACTATGGCCACCGATTGAAGGAGGTGCGGGGTCGGTCCAACTTTGACTGTTGGGCGCGCTCGGGCACCGCTAAGAGCGCTCCTTGTTGGACGAGCACCAATGGCTCCTGCAAGCACTCCAAGCGCAAAGAGGAGGGTGGAGACCCATGCCCCTACTACGAGCAACGATTCGCCGCTGAGGACGCTTCATTGACCCTCTCTAACCCTGCCTACCTATTCCGTGCTGTGCGTGGGACCAACTTTGAACAACGAGAGTTCGCCATCATTGACGAAGCGCACGACATGGAGGGGTTCATTCACGACCTCTTGGAGGTGCGCTTAAGCGCCAAGGAATGGACCACCGTGTTCGGCAAGGGGCGGTTTCCCAACCACCTCACTCCCAAGGATTGGAGGGCTGAAATCAAGGAACGCATTGAGGTGGCGAGGAAGGTGTTGGACAAGGCTGAAAGCGAACTCAACATCACCAAGTCCGAGAAGGAGGTGGAGCGTATCAAGGAGGCTGTGTCCAAGATGGAGACGGCACTTGAGGTGCTTGTTCAACCGAACAATGTGCACATCTCGTTTGAGAACAACCGCTTCGGAGAGTTCCTTGTCATCAAGCCTATTCGGGTGCGGAACTACGCCGCTGAAATCCTTGAAAGCGTCGCCGAGCGTCGCATATTCCTCTCGGCCACGGTGCTTGACCTTGAAACATTCCTTCACGGTTTGGGTATTGAAGACCAAAAGACACTCTACATCAACATCACGCAGTCGCCTTTCCCGAAGGAGAACTTCAATGTGCACTATGTCCCATGTGGGTCCATGTCGTGGGGCAAGCGCAAGCACACGCTTCCAAAGCAAGTGAAGGCAATAGACGCCATCCTCAAGCGATACCCGAACAAGCGTGGGGTTATCCTGCCCCATAGCCACGCCATACGCAAGGAGGTGGTGGATGGACTCATCGCCGCTGGACACGGAGACCGAATACGGACCCACGATTCCAACGCTCGTGCTCGGGACGAGGTGCTCAAGGAGTTCTTCACCAGCGAACGGGACGACCTCGTTCTCATCAGCACTTATGTCGGGCAAGGCTTTGACTTCAAAGGCAAGTTGGCTGAGTTCCTGTGCATACTCAAGGTGCCCTACCTGCCGACCAAGGACCCCGTTATCGCCGAGCGCATGATGCAGGACGAACTCG